CATGTAGACTTATGGGGTAACGGATGGGGCAAGTAAAAAATCAAATTGTACACTGGATCAAAGAATATGCCGAAACAGCCGGTATGAAAAGTTTGGTAGTAGGCATATCGGGCGGTATTGATTCAGCAGTGGTCAGTGCGTTGTGTGCTAGCACTGGTATTCATACAGTGGCAGTTTCTATGCCCATTAGGCAACGACCTGAACTGCATGATTTAAGTATGCGGCAAGGTGCTTGGTTGGCCCAAAACTTTGATAATGTGCGTCATGAAATTATCAATTTGACCGCGGTGTTTGATGAATTTGAAACACGTATGAATACCTACAACAATGTGTTGGGATTTGCCAACAGTCGTAGTCGATTGCGCATGGTCACGCTGTATCAAATTGCACAAAGCACACAGGGATTGGTGGTAGGCACAGGAAACAAAGTTGAAGACTTTGGTGTTGGATTTTATACCAAATACGGCGATGGTGGTGTAGACATCAGTCCCATTGGGGATTTATATAAATCTGAAGTATGGGCATTGGGTCGAGAATTGGGTATCATTGAAGATATTATCAACGCAGCGCCCACAGATGGATTATGGGACGATGGTCGGACCGACGAGGATCAACTGGGCGGATTGACCTACAAAGATTTAGAACTTGCAATGCAACAAGACCAAGGCGAAGTGTTGGTAAAAGGCAGTACAGAATTACACAATTTACAGACTTATCAGGCCATACGTGCAAAAAGTCTACACAAGATGAATCCAATTCCTGTATTTAAAAAATGATCAATTCAAATTTTGGCTTTACTCCATTGAAGGAAGTATGGTTAGGAGATTGCTATCCTGCTGGCTGGTACGATCATTTGCCAAATGAAATTGCTGATCCATTTAGACAAATAACAGAATGGACCAAACAAGACACTGGAAAATTACAAAAATTTTTAGAGGATAAAGGAGTAGTAGTTAAGCGTCCGGTATTTGATTCAATTGATAGCTATCTTGATAACAATGATAATTTAGTAAAACCTCCTATATGTCCTAGAGATCACTATTTGGTGCTTGATAAAACATTATATAGTCTGCATAATAAATTAGAAAAAGATCCATGGCAGCACATTATGGATGAATACAAGAATTTAGGATACGATGTGCAACCATCAACGCAACAACAGCCAATAAATTACATTAACCCACCATCGTTGGTTCGTATGGGGCAGGATTTGTACTTAGACATTCACACTCATTCGGATGTCTGGAGGGATTCATGCGAATGGATGGTTAATACCGCTAGAAATTACCGTGTTAATATTTCTGAGACCTACGGGCACAGTGATGCAGTATTTTGTCCAGTGGCGCCCGGTGTGTTAGTATCAAGTCATTACAAAACAAATTATGATCAAAGTTTTCCAGGATGGGAGGTATTTCAAATTCCTAAAAATTTAAATAATGCCACTTTTGACATGCAACAATGGAACACATCAAGCGATACTATTAACAACAATAAATCGTTTGCTAATCATGTGCTAACTCTTGCTAGTGATTGGGTAGGTGATTTTAGAGAAACAGTATTTGAAGTTAACATGTTAGTATTAGATGAAAAAAATGTTGTTGCAATGAAAGAATATCCTCCATTGATAAAATGGTTACAAGATAAAGGTATTACAGTACATCATTTTGATCTGCGTACCAGGAGTTTTTGGGATGGTGGGTGGCACTGCTTAACTTTGGACATACACCGTGAAGACACTCAATTTGATTTATTTCCAGAACGTGGCAAAAATGGAGTTTATTGGCGACAACAATGAACAAAATTTCACACTAGCACTTAAAACCAGATAAATTAGTCTGTAGCACTCAAATGTTATATTAAGGAAAACAAATGGCAAAAATTGGATTTATTGGAATTGGCAAACTCGGTCTTGACTGTGCCGAAGTATTTGCAGAAAAACATGAGGTACGTGGTTACGATATCTACCCACGTACCAGTGATAGTGTTCAAGTCTGCGATATTGCAGAACTTGTTGACGAAAGCGAATGGATTTTTATTGCGGTTCCTACTCCGCATGCTGAAGGGTATGATGGATCTGTGCCCAGTTCGCACATGGAGCCTCGCGACTTTGGACACAACGCAGTAATTGACGCCATTAATAAAATCAATGCCAATGCCACTACACCTAAAAAAGTTGTGTTGATTAGCACAGTACTACCTGGAACTACTAGACGCAAGGTCATAACATTACTTGATCCCAAACATGAATTTTGTTATAATCCCTATTTGATTGCCATGGGCTCAGTAAAGTGGGATATGACCAATCCAGAAATGGTAATCATTGGCACAGAAGACGGTAGCTTGACTGGAATTGCAGGCAAATTAATCGATCTCTATAAAACCATCATGGAAAATGATCCACGTTATGAAGTTGGTACATGGGACGAGTGTGAATCAATCAAGATTTTTTATAACACATTTATCAGTGCCAAGGTCGGTCTTGTGAATATGATTCAAGATTTTGCAATGAAAATTGGCCATATTGATGTTGATGTAGTTACTAATGCGCTTGCAAGAAGCACCATGCGTATCATGGGACCAAAATACATGACCGCAGGTATGGGAGATGCAGGTGCTTGCCATCCACGTGATAACATTGCATTGCGTTGGCTGGCCAAAGAATATGAAGTTGGATATGATTTGTTTGACACAGTGATGTCTGCTAGAGAAATGCAGGCAAAAAATCTTGCACAGTTTTTAGTTGATCAAGCAAAAACTCATGTCATGAGCATTGTAATTCACGGCAAGGCATACAAACCAGATGTTGAATACTGTATTGGATCTTATTCTACCTTGGTAGGACATTATGTGAAGCAATTAGGATTTAATTGCAGATACATAGACCCATTGGCAGATGATAAGACAGATGTTATATCTGAAATCCATACACCGTCGGTAGTATTGTGGGCGCATAATCGCAAGATCACTTACGAGTACACTGGCAATCAAGAAGATACACAACCTTATTGTGAAATTCCCAAAGGGTCTATCATTGTTGATCCTTGGCGCAAGATGAGTCAATTAACTGACTATACTGTTATTCACTATGGTAACACAAGAAGTTGATAGGCGCAGGATATTCAGTGTTTGAGTTTTGTTGTTATGACGCAAAAGAACATGTAGTGTTCTTACTAAAAGGAAAACCCAATGGGAATGTTTGACAAGCTATTTAAAAAAACAAAGCCAGTGGCGGCACCTGCAGCACCCAAGCCTAAACCTGAACCCAAGCCCCCAATAAAAACGGCCAAAGAGATTGCTACAGAAAAAGGCGAACCGTGGGTTGATGTACTGAGCATGGATGTGGATCCAGAAAATCTACATCAAGGTGCGTTTGATTTGGATTGGAATGATAAGTTTGTGGCCAATTTGATTCGTGCCGGTTATCAAATGAAGCCTGACGACAAAGATTCGGACATAGTGGATCGTTGGTTCCAGGCAGTGTGCCGCAATGTAGTTTTAGAAACCTGGGAACAAGAACAAGCAATGAACCCCAACAGAATTATACGCAGTAAAGATATCGGCGACGGAAGATCCGAGGTAAGTTAATGATTTTTAATCACATCAAAGAACTAAAAGCACAAGGTAAAAAGATTGGCATCACATTCTCAACCTTTGACATGTTGCATGCTGGCCATGTTGCTATGTTGTCAGAGGCAAGGAATTATTGCGATTACTTGATTTGCGGGTTACAAACTGACCCTACTATTGATAGACCTGATACCAAGAACAAACCTATTCAAAGTATTGTAGAACGACAGATTCAACTTGCGGCTTGTCGTTATGTTGATGAAGTTGTTGTGTATCAAACCGAGCAAGACTTGATTGACTTGTTGTTGATTCTACCATTGGATGTTCGAATTTTGGGTACTGAGTATGAGGACAAGAACTTTACCGGTCGCAACGAAGGTGCCGGTCGCGGTATACAGGTGATATTTAATAGACGTGATCATAGTTTTAGTTCCAGTAGTTTGCGCAAGAGAGTCGCAGAAGCAGAAACAGCAAAAATACTTGCTCAAAAATGATATTATATGTAAATGGTGACAGTCATACTGCGGCAGCAGAAGCGGTAAATCCTTATGCATTTGCTGAAGATGACCCTCGATATTTCTATATGGGTCGAGTTGCACACCCTGATAATTTGGCAGTCAGCTGGGGTCGACTATTAAGTCTAGCATTACGTGCAGGATTTTACTGTGCAGCAGAAAGTGCAAGTAGCAATGCAAGAATAATCAGAACCACACGTGAATGGCTTGATAATCACACAAGCAATAATGATGTTTTAGTTATCATACAATGGAGTACCTGGGAACGAGAAGAATGGCTAATTGATGGAACATACTATCAAGTTAATGCTTCTGGTATCGACCAGGTTCCAGAAAGTCATCAGCAACAATATCAAGAATATATAGCCAATGTCGATTGGCAACAACGTACAGAGCAAGCACACACTGACATTTGGAATTTTCACAAAGAACTACAAGCTCAAAACATTAAGCATGTTTTTTTCAATGGCAATAGTGATTTTTCTAAAATTACGGATCAACGTGTGTGGGATCAGTGCTACATTGCACCCTACGATACCACAATGACATTTGATGATATTTGTCGGAAACAAGGATTTGAAACTGTTGCCGTCGATTCATGGCATTTTGGACGAGATGCCCATAGTTTCTTTCATCGTTACCTACTACAATTTATCATGAAGAATAAATTGATTGTATGAAAATTTTGTTATTGCATTATTATGCCGGTGCTGGGGGTAAATTTATTGCTAACTGTTTGTCTTACAGTAACAAAGTTGCATTTTCTAACTATGAAAAGGCATTGACCATTTTAACAAATAACGATTTAGTTTTTCTAGAAAATTGTTTATTAGCCACCATACCAGACAAAGTAAGTTCTCATCAATGGTTACAGTTAGAACAAGGATGTCATCAATTATTTGGACGCAACTTATGGGATATTACAAAAAATAAATCACGCGAGAATATTACAAAACTTAACGATCTTACACTGTTAGGAAATGTATGGTTGCCATTGGTGTCGCATGATATAGATCAATTTATTACATTTAAATCTTTGTTTTCTGACAGTGAAATTTTTACTGTTTTAGTTGATAGCACTACAGAATTTATTGATTTAGCTATCAGAAGAAAATGGCCCAAGGAACATCATTGTCTTGATTTAGATACCCATAAAAAATTTAAAGCAGAATGTAAATCAGCAAATTTTGATTTTTGTTTTAACAACTGGAATCCATTGATCATTGAAAATCATTGTATGATAACCGAATTGGCAAATAAAATTGGTTGTGATTTTGATTTTGATTTGTGTAAAAATTATATCGAAAAATATGTAAATTTCCATATTTAAGTTGACTTTCAACTAATTTTCTGTTATAATTGCACTATGAAATATGTTCTAATAGATACGGCCAATATGTTTTTTCGTGCAAGACACGGTGCTTTTCGTGCCAGTGATCCTTGGGAAAAACTAGGCTTTGCACTTCATATAACACTTATGGCTGCCAACAAAGTTGCTCGGCGATTTGAAGCAGATCATGTGGTTTTTGCGCTGGAGGGTCGCAGCTGGCGCAAAGATGTGTACAAACCCTACAAAGCAAATCGTGCAGTGGCCAGGGCTGCACTGACCGAAGCAGAACAAGAAGAAGATAAAATGTTCTGGGAAGGGTATGATGAGCTGACTAAATACCTGTCTACTCGTACCAATTGTAGCGTTATTCGTCATGCCCAAGCAGAAGCAGACGATATTATTGCTCGTTGGATTGCACTACACCCTGCTGATGAACACATTATCATTTCAAGTGACACAGATTTTGTGCAGTTGGTTAGTCCCACAGTTAAGCAGTACAACGGAATAACAGACGAATTGATCACTCTAGAAGGAATCTTTGATGCCAAGGGTCGACCTGTCATTGATAAAAAAACTAAACAAGCAAAAGCCTGTCCAGATCCGGCCTGGTTGTTGTTCGAGAAGTGCATGCGTGGAGATAGCTCAGACAATGTATTCAGTGCGTATCCTGGAGTTCGTGAAAAAGGGACAAAGAATAAAGTTGGTCTCCGCGATGCCTTTGAGGACAGAGATCGTCAAGGATATGCGTGGAACAACATGATGCTGCAACGTTGGGCCGATCCTGACGGTGTAGAACACCGGGTGTTAGATGATTATGAGCGTAATCGCACACTGATTGATCTGACAGCCCAACCTGATGCTATCAAAGCAGAAGTTGATACTGCTATTTGTGAACAAATATCACATCGAGACATAGGTCAAGTTGGTGTTAGATTTATGCAATTTTGCGGCCGATATGAATTGAACAAATGCAGCGAGTCAGCTGATCAATTTGGACGATGGTTAAATGAAACTTATAAAGGGGTACTTGAACATGCTAGTAGCAAAACCAGTGATTGAAAATGAATTTTGGATTGTGCAACAAGACAACCACAAAGTAGGAAACGTTGAAGCATGCGATGACGGGTACCAAGTGCGTATCAATAATCAGATTGCACAATACAAAACTATCAGCATGGTGGAAGATCGTTTTAAAATTAAATTTGAATCATCATTGCCAAAAATCAAAGAAAACATAAGTTTAGTGCACGGTTATCCTGCTCAAGGCCGTGTGCATAATCCTGTATGGGATGTTCGCCATCGATTACCGATTTATACAAAAACAACCAAAAGTAAGAGTTGGTTTGCTGCCGGGTGGTACTCAGTCAAGAAAGGCCGTGCGTGGAAAACTGTACAAGATCCAAAACTGATTGTACTGGAACGATACCCGTATCGTGGACCATTTTATACCAAGGACTTGGCCGATGACCAATCTATTTAGAGATCAAGAAAAATTTATGAGGGCCTGTGAACAAACAGTTGACCAGCTCAATGAACAACAATATCGGCTGTATTACGATCTCATAGCTGAAGAATTTTCCGAATTAAATACTGCAATCACACAAGGCAATCGGGTAGAGCAACTGGATGCACTTGTTGATATTTTAGTTGTCACAATTGGTGCTATACACAGTATGGGTGCCGACGGTGAAAGTGCATGGAAAGAAGTCATGAGCACTAACTTTGCTAAGATTGATCGTGTCACAGGCAAGGTTCGTCGACGTGAAGATGGCAAAGTTTTGAAACCTTCTGGTTGGGTTCCGCCAGATCTTAAACCATTTATTAAAGGAGAATAAAATGTTTGGTGCAAATTATACAAATAACGGTATTTTAAATTATCGTTCAGCAGAAGAAATTAATTCAGCAATGGGTCGTGTTTACGGACACATGAGTCTTGCAGTGGTTGTGTCGATGTTTGTAAGTTATTTTGTGGGCACTAGTCCAGAGTTGCTACAATTCTTTTTTACAGGCGTACTAAAGTGGATTGTGATCTTTGCTCCATTGGTGGCAATTTTTGTAGTTACTATTTTACTAAACGCAAGCCCTACTAAACAAATGGCACAACTTTGCCTACATGGTTTTGCGGCCTTGATGGGCTTGAGTTTTGCAATGATCTTTGCGGTGTTTACCATGGGATCAATTGTCAGTGCCTTTATGGGTGCGGCCATCTTGTTTGGTGTCATGAGCGGGTATGGTTACTTTACCAAACAGAGCCTAGACAGCCTGGGCAAGTTTATGATTGTAGGTTTGATCGCCATCTGCATTGCCAGTATCGTTAATATCTTTATTGGCAGCACCGTGATGCAGATGGTGATCTCCGCCCTAGCCATCATTATCTTCCTTGGTTTGACAGCATACGACACACAGAAGATCCGTGAGGAAATTAGTGTAGAGACTAGCAATTCAGCAGAGATTCGTGGAGCACTAACTCTTTATATGGACTTTATCAACTTGTTTATCAATCTGTTGCAACTTTTTGGCGATAGAAAATAATGATACATATACAACGATTTGTTGAAAAACTGCAAGGGTTTGATGCTCGAGGAAGTAAAGATTTCTTAATGAGCATGCGAGATGCTAAAGATTTGCATGCTGATATAACAAAGTTGCTGCTTGCCTTGCAAACTGACCATGCAAATGCGCCTCAGGATGACGTTATTGAAGTGCAAATCACTGGTGGTAAATTCTAAAACTGCATATATTTTGAGATAAATAAATGTAGGAGTTTATTGATGAGCAGACCCAAGCCCAATGTTATCATAGAGCAAACAAATCGGACCACTTATAAAAGTGAGCAGGTGTTGGCCAGCGAAGGTGTGTGGGCTGTGTTCTATGACACCCGACCTATCAATCTCAAAACTTCTAATCTTTTGGTTCAGTATCCTGGCCCCAAATATAAAAAAGTATCATTCTCCAATCCGGGTCACGCAAAAAATCTTGCCAAGAAACTCAACACACAATTTAAAACTGACAAGTTCACTGTGGTGTTGTTAAAAGAAGGCCCCCAGGTATATCCTTGATGTGCGTGATAAACGTCTACTCACTGAAACACTGGTAGCCGAGCTGCCCAAACATCTGGGCATCACTGTAGATGATGCCCATGCCACATGGTGGGCCAATCTCCGTAGTGCTGGCGGACTACGACTGACCGATCGTGGCTATGAAATATTTTGTGAACATTTGAATCTTGAACATCATCATTATTCTCTTGAACCTTTTCGCATCACAATGACACATGTGTTGGCATTGGATCGCAAATTGCAAATGCCTTACTATATTGTAGGAAAGAAAAAAATACCAGTGGATCTTGTGATGTTTGGCAGTAAAGAAGCTATGCTGATAAATCTTTATGGTGACTTAGATAAGTTTTTAAGCAATTACAGTTGACTCAAGTTGAGCAATACTATATAATACATTATGAGCAAAATATCATCAAGTCCAGAGCGCAATACCTTTCAAAAAGAAGGATATATTAAACGTTGCGAGGAAAAGGACGAGGAGCCTAATCCCGACTATATTAAAATGTACGAATCTTGGCGTGAGCAAGATGAAAAGAATCTTGTAGATCCAGCGTGGCAAAAAGACAACATGGAGTACGATCTCCGTAGTACCAAATGGATTTGCGACAAGGTTAAGGCCAATGACAACTACGCACAGAATCTATATGCGGCCATGTGCAACATGCAGTTTGTAAAGAACAAAGTATGGCCATTGATCAAGGATCAACGCTGGAGTGCCAGTTGGAGACATGCAGGGGGTATCGTGGCTGACATGCGCGAACAAGGTGACTATATTGATTGGTATTGCAGTGGCATTGGTGAAGGATTGGGTAACGGCGACAAAGGATATGTGCCAGAAGGAACAGTCACAGACGAAATACGTGCAGACCTATTTCAACTGGAGTGGATTCCAAAAGAATGGGATAATGAATAAGTAAGAGTTATTGCTGTATGAAGCAAAGAGAAAAGTGTTCCGGACGAGGGTTCGACTTCGCACAAATAAGAAAGGTACTAATTGACTAACCAAGATATAAGCAATATGCGTTTGGTATGTAATCTAGCAAAACAATTATTGGATTACATTTCAGCATTTGTTGTAGCAGGGGTAACTACTAACTCTCTTAATGATTTGTGTGAGAATTATACTATAAATGTTCTCAATGCAGAAAGTGCCCAATTAAACTATGAAGGGTTTCCAAAATCAATCTGCGCCAGCGTAAATAATGTAGTCTGCCATGGCATACCAAACAATACACCATTAAAGAACGGAGATATCTTAAACATAGATGTAACCGTAAAAAAGTTGATAGATGGGTCTTATTTTTTTGGTGATACTAGTAAAATGTTTATGATTGGTGAAGTTCATCCTCGGCACAAATTCTTGTG